AAATTTCTTATGAGAACTAACTAGCCCTCTAATTCCATCTCATGATCCGCAGTACCCATAATTCGTACAATGTCTACCGTCTTGCATTATCTGATGACATATTGGACACTCCATCTTAACCCCTCCTAATATCAATTTTAAGCTATCTATAATTTATTTAATGTAATTACACCTTTGATTGCTCTTAGCTTGTCCTACATAGTAAATTACTAATTTAAAATGCCTTGCCATGCTTGTATGGTCTATCTGCATTCTTTTTCATCTTTTTGATTATTTCAGTTTCTAAGTCTATATCTAGGCCACCACACATATCAGCTAATCTAATTGCTATATCTGCTAATTCTTCTTTAAAGTTTTTAGTATCACCTTTTCTTAGTCCTTCCACCGCTTCTGATACCTCACATACTATAAGCATTAACGTTGTTGTAATTGCATTATTCATTTGATTTCCTATAGTTGGATTTTTTATACTATTTATTTCTTCCCAAAACCCATGTTTAACTGCATTTTCATGGGCATCTTTTATTAATTTATTTATTTCCATCTTTATCAACCTCTCTTTCAACTAATTCCATCAAACAATAATTTGTCAAATCTTTTAATGTATCTTCTATACTTTCATCATTAACCTTTTGTACCGCACCAGTTAATAAAGTTTTAAGCCTTTCAACTTTGTCATATAGCCTAACTAATATTGCTACATTCCCTAATTCATTTCTGACTTTTGCGAAACTATCACCATAGTCATGGTTTTTAGCTTCATAAAGCGAATTAAGTTCTTTACAAACTTGCATATGTCTCATTGTTTTAGTTAAATCGGCTTCTTCCAATTCCATTTTATCTATTTCTCCTTTTTATCTTATCCATATTTTTGATCTGATATAAGGTTGCTTCAACCTCTTTGGCTTTTCGCCTTTTAGCAAATTCTTTTACAGTAAAGTCAGCCTTTTCTTTCGGTGTCACAATTAAGCCCCCTTAATATAACTTGTCTACCTCTATTTTAACATTTATAGAATTTTTTATTTATTCTCATAAGCCTATAAATTAATTTTTCTAGTGGTTTATTGCCCTTTTCAAAGTACTTGTTAAAATATAAGCTTATAAGATTGTCAATTAGCCTTGTCATAGATAATGAAGCCCCCAAGGGTTGTCCTATTATCAAGTTCTTTTTTATTCAAAACTTTATATTCTTGTAATAAAATTGAAAGATTTTTAGTATAAGTAACTATATATTTTGTATATTTTTCTAGTTCTTCTTTAGTCCTACCCGGTTCTTCGATATATTCGCAAATTCTGTAATATAAATCAAGTGCTTCGTTATATCTATTACAAAATTCTTTATGTTTTTCTTTAAATTCCTTTATATTCACCCCAATAGCCCCCTAAAATGGTAAATTTAAATCATTGATTATTTCCTCTTCCTTGATATAATTAGGATTAAGCTTCATGTTTTTAATATTTTCAAAGTACCTTTTCCACCCAAAATTATAGCCAACCGCCTTGTCTGTTTCTTTATTTATTTCAAGCAATAATCCTGTCTCTCTTTCAAAAGCGACCTCACATTTAGGCAATTCCGGGTAATATCTATTTTTTAGTACACATATCTGTCCATTTATGCCTTTATCTATTTCTTCCTGGTCGTATTCTCTTATGACTGATATGATGTTATCTGCTTTATTCGCTATATCGCTAGAGCCGCTTATTTGCTCAAAATCCATATCGTCACCTTTTTTATAGGTTTTGTTTGGATGCAAAACTATAATTATATGTGTATGGTATGCTTTGGATAAATCACAACATCTTTGCACGAACTCCGCTTGGTCCTCTAGCTTTTCAGATGCTCTTGAAGATAATATGCTCATCAGATTATCAATAACAACCAAATCGAATTTGTTAATCTTTATTTCATACTCAACCATTTTGAATAATTCTTCCATAGTTTTTAGCTTTGATTCGCCTTTATTAAATAAGGTAAACTTGCCTTTGTGCCATAATTGAATAGCTTCTAAAACATCCTTTTTAGGTTCCTTGTGATACCTTTTATTTATTTTGATAGTATCGTATGAGCTATTGTCTCGGCCTATTATACACTGATATATTTCATTTATAAGAGCTTCTTGACTACCCTCACCGCTTATTAAATAAACTTTGTTGTTTTTATCTATTGCATTTGCCATTATTTGCTTAGTGAAAGTTGTTTTACCACCGTTTGAACGTCCAGCTATTAATGTTACACATCCCGGTGCTAAGTCGTTTATGGCATTATCTACCGTGGGTAATCCTGTTGGTATATATTTGCCTGTTCCGGCTTTTAGCCCCTTGTATGGTGTCTTGTCCAGGTCTCTGCGGCCTTCTATTTTAAATCTAGCACTTTCGATTAATTTAATTATTTTCTCTTTTCCGTTCTTTATAAATTCCTCGTTAATATCATTAAACAAGTAAAGTTTTTTATCTATGAGTTTCGCTTTGTCTCCAAAAGTTTCTGTAAAAAATTTGTCCATGTTGTTGCCAGCTTCGTCATTGTCTGATACAATTATGAGTATATCGAATTGTTTTAAAAAGTCTTTAGCTTGCTCTATGAGTGCATTCATGGAGTTAGCCCCAGCACCAACACTTACAACATTTTTATATCCGCATTGGTTTATAACCATGCAATCAAATTCGCCCTCACATATTATAAGTTCAGTACCTTTTGTTACGTTTTGAGAATTAAACAAATATGGTTTACTTCCGGTTATGCTCCCCATTTTAGGTTTTCCGGGGTTCTTAATCGGTTTTCTTGTTTTATACCCTATTGTAGTTTCGTGCTTTACATACGGGAATGCTATCTTATTCTCATATGTTGCCAAGTCAAATTCTTTTATAGTGGCTTCGGTTATCCCTCTTTTACCTATATACTCAACGCATTCTTTAGTAATAGGCATTACTTTTTTTATATTTTCTGTGAATACATTTCTGTTGGTTTGCATTGAAGTCTGCTTATAATCTTCTTTATCTAGCAATTCCCTTATTATTTCTTGGTGAGTGTAGTTCAAATGCTCTTTATAATAACCGTATATATCAATATTCTTGTCACATGCAAAGCAATGGAAATGTAGTGCTTTCGCATCCCAGCTAAGGGAAGGGTTTTTATCTCCTCTATTGTGTCCATATGTGTTAGGGCAATGGTACATTTTATTTTTTTTGTGTAGATTTAAACCATTTGCTATTATATCTTCTGCAGCTTGTCCTACTTTTTCTTTTATTTCTTGTATATCTTCACTCAAGTTGTCCGCCCTCCTCTATTACTATGTGTCTGTCCCTAGACTTTTCATTCACCTTAACGTTTATATCTAGGTAATCTACGTAAGTACCATTAAAAAACGTACTTCCCATTTGATAGTTTCTTTCCTTGAAGCCACTTTTTTTTATTGCTTTTATTGATTCTTTATATCTGCTTATGCATCTTAATATTTGTTCCTTGCCCTCTTCTTGTATTATTTTAGGTAATTTTTTAAATGCTGAACTTTTCCCCTCTTTAAGTGGGTATTCACTCCATATTTGTTCCATACCTTGTAAAAGAATGTTTTCCTTTTCTTTTTTCTCTTCTTTACTTTCCTCTACTCTACTCTTCTCTTCTTTGTGTACTTTCAGACGAGTTTCAGTGTCTGAAACTATTATTTCATCATTTTCAACCGTTTCAATGGCTTCTTTCCGGTCTTCGTAGTCGCTTTTGTTCTTTTTTCTCTTCTTTTCTATCGGTGCAGCTCTTAATAATATTGCTTCGCTTGTCAGTAATTCATACTTTTCATAGTACATTTTGCTGAAAAGGTCTAAGTCCAAGCATTTCAGAATTATTTCAGAAAGCTTTTGTTCACTGATTCTACATTCTTCTGATAGTATCAGACGAGTTTCAGTGTCTGAAACCTCCATTTTATAATCATTACTACGATATATATTTTCTAGTAGTATAAAATAAGTTGCATAACCATCATTCCCATGTACTGCCCTTAATTTTCTGATCTTCATATCATTGCGTGCATCGGTATCATGCGGAAAGTATTCCATACCACGTTTTATAGGTCTAGCCATGATGGTTTACCTCCTTACCGAATAGCTTCACTAAAACGTTTTCCGCTAGGATATATTATTGCTTTTTTATTCCTTAAAGGATATTCTACAATCATGTTATTATTTTCATTTAAATATATTCTCATATCCCATGTTCCGTCTAGCTTGTCCACACATTCATCACAAAGTTGCTTATTATATCTTTTATAAAAATTAACGAACTCTTTTGGCTTATTGCACTTTTTACATATTTTCATTTGTTGCCTCCTTGCTTCTTTTGTCAATCCATTTTTTGACCTCATCTAAATCAAATCTAACTAGCCTATTGATTTTTTTAAAAGGCATACCTTGCTCTCTCCAATATACTATTGTTCGCTTACTTACTTTTAAAAGTTCCATAAGTTCCAACGTAGTTACATAGTTCATTGTTTGCACCTCCTTGTAATATCTATAATACTCTATTGCACTTTGAAAGTAAAGTTAAACATTCCCATATATGCCTTATTTCGTTCGTATTATTTCGACAATATCTGCCAACACTGTTAATTCCTCTGCATATTCACTAAGTATGTCATTTGTCAAAGCTTTTACCATGCCTTTGTCCATA